TATTCAACTCATCGGGTATCTGGACTGCTCCGGCTGGCGTGACGAGCGTGAATTACCTTGTTGTTGCGGGTGGGGGTGGTGGCGGTGGTGGTGGTTCTAATACTGGTGCAGGTGGCGGTGGTGCTGGTGGATATAGAACCTCTACAGGCTTGTCGGTAACAAGCGGAACGTCCTACACCGTTACTGTCGGTGCTGGTGGTTCAGGAGGAAGTTCAGGAGTAACTGGAACAAACGGTGCTAACTCCGTATTTTCTACTATTACCTCAACTGGTGGTGGTGGGGGTAGCGATGGCACTTCCCCTTATTTCCAAGGGACTTCTGGTGGCTCTGGTGGCGGTGGCGGTGGTGCAGGAAATACGCCAAGCACATCGCCATCGCAAGGTCAAAATGGGGGAGGAACCTCTAACCTATATCCAGGCAGCGGTGGTGGCGGGGCTAGTGCTGTCGGAGGTAGTGCTGTTTCTAATACATCAGCAGGAGCAGGTGGCGCTGGTTCTGCATCCAGTATCTCCGGTTCCTCTGTGACGTATGCTGGGGGTGGAGGTGGAAGCGGTGAAAACGTACAAACAGGTGCTGCTGGCGGTTCTGGCGGCGGTGGAGCAGGTGGCGCAAGTACAGGAACGCCAAACGGGATTGCTGGCACTACCAATTTAGGCGGCGGTGGCGGCGGTGGGCATTACAGTACCGGCAATGGCGGCGCTGGCGGTTCAGGTATCGTAATAATCACATGGTAAAGGGATAAACATGGCACATTTTGCTAAAGTAGAAAACGGTGTAGTTACTCAGGTCATCGTCGTATCAAACACAGACACGGCTGACTCCCAAGGCGTTGAGAAGGAGTATCTCGGCGCTGCGTTCTGTGAGCGGCTCTTGGGTGGGGAGTGGAAGCAGACTTCCTACAACGGGAATAAGCGTAAGAATTACGCAGGTATCGGCTTTACCTACGATGCTGGACGCGATGCCTTTATCCCTCCAAAACCTTTCCCAAGCTGGACGCTGGTTGAGCAGACCTGCCAATGGACTGCACCGACTCCTATGCCCGATGACGGGAAACGCTATACGTGGGATGAAGCAACTCTAACGTGGATTGAGGTGACAAATGGGTCTTAATGCTTTTACGCCGCTAGGCAATACGGTTACATTTACTGCAAATACGGCAGCACCTACTCCGGTTCAAGTTTCATCTTCCAGCCTAGGTGGTAACCAGTACCGTGTAATCAATGCCGGTACGGTGACCGTTCATCTTGGTTTTGCAGCCACTTCTGCGCTTGCGGCAACTAATGCCACTATCCCTACGGGTGGAGGTGCAAGCGGGGCTTTGAGTATTCCTATCATAGCCAGTACGGATGAGATACTTTCATTCGTTCCTAATATGTATGTTACGGGCATTACCGCATCTGGAACCGCTGTTGTGTACATAACACCAGGCGATGGCCTCTAAGGATTAGATCATGCTCAAAGTAGCGGGTGGTGGGTCAAGCGGAGGCGGTGGCAATGGAACAGTAACCTCTGTTGCTACAGGCACAGGGCTTACTGGTGGCCCCATTACGACTACGGGAACGGTTAGCCTTGCCAACACTACCGTTACAGCAGGAACGTATGGCAATGCGTCTACGGTATCCCAAGTAACCATAAACGCCCAAGGGCAGGTTACTAACGCTGTCAACGTAGCAATTAGCATTGCCAATAGCGCGGTAACCGGCCTTGGCACAATGGCTACGCAGAACGCCAATGCGGTAGTCATTACTGGCGGTACGATCAATAGCACTACGCAGACTACAATTACTATTAGTAGTGGAAACTCTACTTTTACGACTAGCAATGTTACTTACGCAAACGTAGTAACTGCTATCCGTACTCAGGCTTTGACGGGTTATTTGTACGGCAATGCCAATACCAGTAACGTCACGGCTGCTACAACTATCCCTAATGCTGGATTGGCTAACAGCACCGCTACGCTAGGCAATGCCACAATCACGCTAGGCAGCACAACGACTACCGTAGGGAACCTGACGCTATCAAACGCCAATATTACTTCTGTTGCAGCCACGTTCCCCAATAGTTACCTAGCCAATAGTACGGCTACGCTTGGGAATACTACCGTCACGCTAGGTAGTACCACTACCTCTGTCGGCAACCTGACCATTACCAATACCCAGATCAATAACTATACAGAGGGTGTTGTAACGGTAGGAACGGTAGGCGCATCGTCCACTCTTTCACTTACAAACGGTACGGTTCAGACAGCAACTCTTACTGCCTCCACCCCGTGTACGTTCACCATGCCTACTGCCACGGCAGGTAAGTCTTTTATTCTTATCCTGACGCAAGCATCTTCAGGTATGACTACCGCTACGTTCACCAGCGTCAAGTGGTCTGGCGGTACTGCACCTACTATCACGGCTACGGCCTCTGCCAAAGACATTCTCAGTTTCTTTGCAGACGGTACTAATTGGTACGGATCGGCTATTCAAAATTTCTCTTAATATGGACATGAACACGCTCAGCATTGTGAAATTTGGGGATGTAGACTCCCTGGGCGAGTTTTTGTTTGAAAATGGGCTGCAACACAAGTTATTCCAAGAAACATTTATGGATCAGGGCATTTCAGTACCTATTTACCCCCTAATAGATGTTGATATAAACAACCTAGATGATTGGTTACAGGTGCATCAAGTGGAGCATCAAGCCTTCGCTGGCTATCTAGATTTAGATAATCCGTGGGATTTGCTTGATACGGATTGGAACAAAGAGGACGATTTCTACGATTGGGTAGCCTCTCATTTATTTATTCATCAGCAAATAGCCGCATCTTTAGGACTGTAAATAATGACTCCCGCACCCCAAAAAAAACCAGTTATTGCGCCGCAGCAAACTCCTGACGTTATGGGTGCGATGAAGGCCGAGAAGGTAGGGTCTGATTCGACCAAGACTCCAGAAGAAATTATACGGACTGACTCGGCGCGGCAGGGCTTAGATCCTGTTCGCGTACTCAAAGGGCTGGCTTCAGATAAGAAAAATAACCCGCAGGTTAAGACGGTACAGATTGGGAACACGGTATTTTTAGTTAAGCAGGTAGAACTTGGAACCGTAGAGTCACATATCTTTACTTCTGAATCACCCCAAGTCATTGCCAAGCGTTACGCAGCCTTGGTCAACATCCTCAAATCTCAGGGTATGAAGCGCGGCTATACCTATTCAGATCAGCCTGGGTTTAAGAAAGTAGCTGAAATGACCGGATTGCCGGTCAAAGTAACGCAGACCACGCAACCGATGGGTGGAACGATTAAACCCGTCTACAAGTTTGAATTGGAGTTTTAAGATGCCAGCCGCACCGATACTTGTTGCTATTGCCGTTGATTACGCGATTGAAGCTGCGGCTACTTATTTTATAGAGGCAGCACTTGCAGATACGTTAGCGTACTCAATGACAGGTGAATTAATTGGTGGAGCGATTACTAGTACAGCATCCTCTGGACTAGCTTCTGCTATTGGAACAGGCGCATTAAAAGGCGGGATTACCTCTGTCATTACTGGCGGCGATGTTGGTAAAGGGGTACTTAGTGGGGGTGTTGGCGGGGCGGTAGGAAGTGCCGTTGGCCCTAGCATTAGAGAAGGCGTTAGCAGCATCTTCCCAAGTTTTGCGGCTCCTGCTGTGAGCAGGGGGGCAACAGAGGCAGTCAAGGGCATAGCTGGTGGTGTAGCCAGCGGTCAGTCACTAGGCGATGCGGCAGAGGGTGGGCTTAAGCGGGGCGTTGCCAGCGGTCTTACTGATTACATTGTCGGGGCTACAAAAGACGATCCCAAGGCTCCTGATAGCATTTCTAACCAAGTGGAACGGGCTGGAGTACAGTACGGTATAACGCAGCTAATGGGACAAAATACGGGCGTTACGCCAAGGTCTGTTGACGCAGGATCGGCTACAACTACCGGACAGCCAGGCGCTACGGCGGGTGAGGCGGGGGTTGGCGCACCAGGATCTGCGGCATTGGCTCAGGCATTGCGGGTTGACCCAGGCGCACCTACTTTTGGTGGGCAAGGTGAGGGTGAGCAGAAACCAGTATGGAATTTGGCTTCATTGAAACTTAAAGATGAAACGGGTGCATAAATGTCTAAACAGATAGCGCGGTTGCTCAAAACCGACATGATGGGTGACCTTGACCTAAAGTCATTAGCCCAATTGCTCAAATCCCGTGGACGGGGTAATGACAAGATACTTGCCCACATTACAGCGCGTGAAGCTAAGAGGCTCAAGGAAGAAGGCGGTTCCGGTACGATTAACCCCGATACCGGCTTGCCTGAGTATGACGATGGCGATATGGGCGGTGATGTTTATATTGGTGAACCGGCGCAAGTTGCTCAAGATATGCCAGATTTGTATCCAGGCGGTCAGTTGCCAGCGCAAGGTGACTCTACGGTATATCCTGGATTTAGTTTGCCAACAAATATATCAACTTCAGCCACCTATCCAGCGGCAGCAGCGCCTGTTGCCACTACTAGAAGTATGGCTCCTGCTTCTGCTCCTGCTGCTACTGCTACTCTCCCACAATTTGGCAGAACTGCGGAAAGTTTTAATCCAGACGCACAAGCCTATGGAGCAACAAGTATTAATCCTCCTGGCACTCGTGTTGTTACTGCACAACCTATAAAGCCTGGGTTTTTTGAAAGCCTGACTACCGATCAAATGATCCGTCTTGGTCTGGGTGGCGGTCTTGGATTAGCGGGTGTTCAAGCAGCAAGGCAAGGCGCTCAACAGGCAAAGCAAGCCAAGGGTGAAGTAGCGGCTCTTGGTGCGCCGTATCAGCAAGCGGGTAAATCCATGCAGGATGCGGCATTGCGAGGTGAACTGACACCGGCAGGACAGCAGCAAGTAGCGGCTGCTAGGGCGCAATTGGCTCAAGGCGTAGAGAAGCGCGGTGGTGTTGGTGCTGCGCAAGCAGCTACGCAACTGGCTCAATTCCGTCAGAACTTGCTAGACCAACAATATAACTATGGCTTGAAAGTGGCGCAGATTGGCGATACTTATGCTCAGAAAGCCATCCAGACCGGCCTGACACAAGACAAGGAACTGGTAGCCTTGATGCAAGGATTGACGGGTGCATTTGGTGGATTCTTGGGCAACCAGCCTAACCAGCCCGTAGCTTCTACCCCACCGAGGGCTTAATCATGGCTGAAGAACTCGCTACCCCTGAAGTATTTACACAACAGACGCAAGACCTTATTGGAGGCATAAAAGCAAAGCCTTTAGCAAAACGTGAACCTGAATATCAAAAAGCTATGGCAAAAATGTTGCCAGCGCAGATACAGGCAGGGGTTAATGTTAAAAAGGCAGAGATAGCGCGGGATGTAGATGTTAAAGAATCCGTTGCAAAGGAAGGCCAGCGTCTTAGCGAAGAACAACGGGTAGAGCAAAAAGGCTTTGCAGAGAAGCTAGATAAATACGCGCCCCCTACTTTTCAGCCTAGCCAGGAAGATCTGACTACTTACGCTCAATTGGGCAGTTCCATCGTCACGCTTGGCATGATGTTAGGCGGTGGTGGGAAAGTACCTGCAAAGGCAGCACTATCCTCAATGACGGGTATGTTGAATGGCTGGCGTACAGGGCGTAAAGAATTATACGAAAGAGAGTCTAAGAATTTTGAGAAAGAATCGCAGCGTTTGACTGCTGTTCGTAAGTCTATTCAAGATGATATGAACCAGGCTATGTCGCTCTGGCCTACCAAGCGCAAGGATGCAATGGCGCTCATAGAGTCTGCACGATTTAAAGCTGGTAGCGAGAGTGTACTCGGTTCAATGCTGTACAAAGGTAATTACGATGGCGCAATGGAGTTACTAAAATCTGCAAGTAAATTGGATGCAGCCAAGTTAAAAGATGAAAATGCTTTAGCCGTTAGAAAAATTGAGGAAGCCGCAAAAGAACGTAGGCATCGTGAAGATATGGCGCAAAGGGAAAGATTAGCTCAAATAAGAGCGCAATCCAAATTAGATGGTAAGGGTGATAAAGGATTCTTAAAGCCTGGAGCAGAAGTTACTAAGAATTATCTTAGCGTAAATGCTTTGTCATCAGATATGAAAGATATACAAGAAGATTTAAAAAATCCTAAAATTAGAAAATTAATTGCTGATAACAGACTAGAAGCATTTGCATCAGAAGAACTTGGAAAAATAGCTTCTCAAATTGTTAATGAAGAATTGCCTTCAGAGTTAAGACAATTTCTTATTAAAGTTAGATCCGTAAGAAATAATTACTATTTAACAATTTCTGGTAAAGCTGTAACTGGCGGTGAAGCAATGCGAAACTATGGCGTTGTTGCTCAACCAGGAGATGGCGCAGATTATATAAAAGACAAAGTTGATGTAATGGTTAAAAATGCAGATAGAAACATATCTCAATATCAAAAGTTATACGGATTACCGTCTATTGATAAAGAAGTGATGAGTTCTTTTAGGAATCCTGAAGGTGGATTTGACGCAAGAACAATATTGCCAGGAGATGGTGAAAAAGAAACTGCTGCACCTGAAAATATTGTAACTATAGGCGATAAAAAATATCGTAAATTGCCTAATGGAAAATACACTTTGGTAGAATAAAATGGCATCTAGAGAATATACAGCCGAAGAACTTGGCATTGCGCCGAAAGAGCAAAGGGAATATACCGCTGAAGAATTGGGTATTCCTAAACCTGCTGTTTCTGAAGCAAGGCCAACTCCAGAGAAAAGGCCAATAGAACCAGGCAAAGTGGGTGGCGCTGGATTGGCTGGCATGGCTGCTGGAGCCGCACTTCCTTATGCCATGCAAGCGGCGGGAATGATACCTAGCCCTTTATCTCCATTCTTAACCGCTGGAAGTCAGATATTAAAAGGTGTACGGGGCGCAACAGTTCTTGGAGGCGGTCTTAGCGGCGCTGGCGGGGAAGCATTAAAGCAAGCCGAAAGACGATACGGATCTCCAGATAAAAGTGTTCTGCAATTCCCTGGCGTTAATATAACCAGAGAAGATGTTGCTGGAACAGTTGGAGAATTTGCAGGGCCAGGGCTACCTAAAGCTGGATACGCTTTAATAAAAGGCGTTCCACCAGTACGTTCTGCTCTTGGAGCATTAGACCGATATTCCCGTATGGGCGGGGATGAAGTATTTAAAGAAGCTGCCACCAGACAGTTGGCAACTCTGCGCGGGAGAGATAAAGCAACAGAAGGTTCTTATTACCGTGAAGTATTCAATGCTTTGCAAAAAGCAGATGAATCTACAAAATCTCAAGCAAACCAGCAACTAGCGCAAGCAACAATGTCGGCTGACCAAGTTCTACAAAGTTCTAGGCGCAAGGCAGAGCAGATTTTATCTACGGATAAAGAAGCTGCAAACAAGATTATTGCTGATGGTCAATTATCGGCACAGAAATTAATTGACGATGCCATAGATCAAGTTGCGGCAAAAACTGGTATTCGGCAAAGGGCAATAGTTGCCAAAGAAAAGGCTGGCGCTGCTCCGCAACAGACACTTAATTCTATTGGAAACCCACAGTCTAAAGAGGCTGATATTGGCGGCGGTTTGCAACAGAGAGTAACTAAAAATATTAGTGATGAACAAAAAGTATTAAATGATGCTTATAAAGCAGATCGTGATATTGCCCAAGGAATAGTCAATCAAAAACAAGCATCAGGATTACCCATAAAAGATACAGAGGCTGCTAAGAAATATTTAGATTTTCTTAATCAGCAATTGTTAGAGGGCAAATACGCTAAAGAATCAAAGTTTGCTCCAGTAACAGAGCCTGCGCTTAAAAAAGTATTCAAAGAAATTAGATCTGCAATTATTGATCAAAGAATTAAAGTTGGAGAAGATGAAGAAGGTAAAGCTATTTATAGATCTGTTCCAACTGCATACGAAGCTATTGACCATGTTCGCCGTAGGTTAGGTCAAGCCTTTGAAGGCAATTCCGTAGAGGGTTGGGCTGGCCTTTTGAAGAATGAGGCCAAGGAAGCCTATAGGAATGTACGGGCGATGCAGGTTGAGTACGGTGGCGGTAAAGATGGCCCCGTAGATATGTTGTTGCGGAATTATTCAGAAGGTAAAGATTTACTCAATTCTTTGAATATTCCTGCTGGCAAAAAAATATCAAAGACAGATCTAATAAATCCAGAATACTTGGTTTATGACCCGTCTAATCTTCCTAGTGAGTTTTTCAAAACAAGAAAATCCGTACAGGATTTGCTCAATGTTACAAAAGATCCTCAATTTGTTGAGAGATCTGCGTCAGATTATGTTGCTAGGCTTTTAAAAGATAAAGATAAAAAATTTACAGAAAAGTATTTATTTGACAATAAAGAGTGGATTGATCTATTCCCTGGCTTGAAAGGCAAGATAGAAAATCATATTAGTTCTTTGCGTAGGGCAGAAAGTGTTGTGCCTAAAACGACTGAACTAGCTAAAGGTCTTAGGACTGAAATAAAATCACTACCTATTAAATCCGCAGAAGCATCTGAAAAAGCAAAGAAAGATGCTGTATCTCAAGCCGAGAAATTACTTAAAGAATCAAAATCAAAAGCAGCAGAAGAAATAAAACAAGGGCAAAAACAAGCAAAAGAAATTACTGGTCAAGTTGGTAAATTTAGAGAATTAGTTGGAACTGGCGATCCTGTAAAAGAAATAGAGAAATTAATTGTTGGCGGTCAAACACAAAAGTTAGCCGCAGTTGCTCCTTATATAAAATCTGATCCTGAATTGTTAAATAGTTTTAATAAGGCAATTGATGTAACGCTTTCCAGATCTAACCCAACAACCATATCAGATGATTTTGAAAGAATAATAAAACCAGCGTTAGAAAATACTGGATTAATTACGGCAGAAAAAAGCAAAGAATTAAGCAAGCGCATTAGAACTGTGCAGATGACTTTAGAACCTGGCGCAGCCGCACAAACTATACGTTGGATTATAGGAACAGCATTTGTTGGCGAGTTAGGCCAGAAGTTTGCTCCTGAAGGTGAAGCTGTAATTAAATCAGCAACTAAAGTAGGCAAAGAACTTTTAAAATAAAGGAAGCCAAATGAGTACTTATCAAGAACGTAGTCCTGAAGAACAGCGCAAAGCTGACAAGGGTGAGGCTAGGGGTGGTGCTAACGAAGCCGTGATGCCGCCCAATCCTATTACTAGGAAGCCTATGCGCCCTATGACCAAGCCAGCGAGGAAAGGCCGTAAGTGAGCAAGAAAACCAAGGGGATAAATCCAGATCTGGAGAAGGCGGTTAGCGACCTGTTGAAGTCGGTCATGCTAGATCCTGAAGCCAGTTTGACGGATAAGACAAAAGTTATTGATAGGGCGTTACACCTAGAGAAGATTAAACAGAAAATTAGTGACGAAGAATGGGGAAGCGGCCTCATGGATAATGAGGAAGATAACGCGTAGAATAAAGAATTAACATTAACTAGGGGATAGTAATGGATGAAACAGTATTGAGGTTTGTGCGGTTGGCGTTGGCTATTATTGCTGACAGGTTGCTAACGATCTTAGGGCTTACCATGTCCTTTGTGTTGGCTTGCTGGACAATGAATCAGCCGACAATTGAGAGATTGGGCATGGCTGCTTTTTTTGCTGGTTTTGCTTACTTAATCGTTAAAGTCAAAGAGAGGAATGACAATGAAAGATCTTCAAGTTAAAAGCACCGTACCAGGCGCAGAGTTGCTGAATAAGAATCAGCGCATGGCAAAGCCGGTACGCGCTCAACGTCCTGCTGATAACACCGATGGCGGTCAACCGCATTGGCCTATAGGCACGATGCCGGTAGGTGGGTTCCGTTCCGTGTTCAACTTTGACGATAATCAAACCTCGACCAAGTTGTCACCCACGACTAAACCTGGTCGGAAAGTCTACTAATGGCTAACAACATTGCTTTCCAAGTTAATGGAAAGACTACTAGGATAAATGTAACTACCTCTGCAAATACGGTAGCCATTCTTTCTGATAGTCCTTGTAATCAGGTTCGTATTCATAACGGAACCGCAGCAGAAGTTTTTATCAGGTTGAGCAATTCTAGCGTAGGCGATGTTGTTATTCCGGTGGCAGGAACGCCAAGCTACGGAGTTGTTTTGCACAACAATCAGACAATTATTTTGACAACGCCAGCGCAGTCGAGTAACACGGCTACGCTGTATCTATCTGCTATTGCTGCCTCTGGAACTGGCATTGTCTATGCAACGCCAGGTGAAGGTTTGTAATGACAACAATCACAGAGGTTGATAATAAGATAGAAAATCATATTGACCTTTGTGCCTTGCGATACGAAGGAATTGAGAAGGAAATGCGCGGTGTTAATGCCAGGTTAAAGCGCATAGAAACATTGTTTGTTACCGGTTTTGGCGCAATATTTATGGTGCTTGTGTCTTTGGTATTGAAAGCGCATTAATGTTTGAACTACTTGGTATTGTCTTTGGTGGCGCATCTAGGTTGTACCAGGCACATATAGAGATGCAGGACAAAGAAAAAGAACGCCAGCACGAAGCGGTAATGTATGACAAGCAGGTAGCCCTGCAAGCGCAAAAGAGTGAGTCTGACAAGTCATTGCGTCAGATGGATGTAGATTTGGCTAGGGAAGCCGGTGAGTTGGAAGCACTAACAACCGCCATTAAATCCCAATCTCAAGAAGCAACTTCTGCTGGTGGCTGGACATTAGCCCTATCAGCGTCAGTCAGGCCGATAACAAGTTACTGGCTGTTGGCTATCTATTCGGCTGCAAAGGGCGCTACGCTCTACCTGTCCATGCAGACGGGCATATCTTTGGCAGAGGCGGTTAAAGCCGCTTACACCGAATTTGACGGTGCATTGCTTGGCAGCATTATTAGTTTCTGGTTTGCAGATAGATCCTTACGCAAGTCTAAATGAGTGATTGGCTAGACTTTGCGCTACCTCTTGTTATTTACTTTGAAGGTTGCGAGAAACGGCGCGGGGGGATGGTCTATCCCTATCTGGATCGTCTAGCTTCTCCACCTGTATGGACACGCGGATACGGGAGAACGTATGGAATCTGTGAGGACAGTCCTGGGATTACGGGAGAGGAGGCCAAGAAAGAACTCCGTGAAGGATTGGTCAGTTATTCGTGCGCTATGCTCAAACTGGCTGCTCCCATTGCAACAAAGCCACAAAGCCACGCAGCAGTTGTCAGTTGGTGTTGGAATTGTGGAATCGGAGCCTTCAGAGTTTCTAGACTTAGACGGGCTATCAATGAAGGAAACTGGGAGAAGGCGGCGGTATTGATTGCCAAACCCCGTACTGCTGGTGGGGTAGAGTTAAGGGGATTAGTCAGACGCAGGGATGCTGAAGCTGCGCTCTTTGTAAAGGGAATGTAATGTCATGGCTAGAAAAAAGTTTCCTAATCTATCGGTAGGACGCGGTGAGAAATTACCTGCGTCTAAAGGTGCTGGCTTGACTGCAAAAGGTAGGCGCAAGGCTAATGCTGCTGGCAGTAACCTCAAAGCACCTAACAAAGATCCGAAGAATCCTCGACACAAATCTTTCTGCGCCCGTAGTAAGAAGTGGAAAGGTGTGAGAGGTAAAGCCGCTAGGAAACGTTGGAATTGCGGTAGATAGTTACTTCTTCTTCTCTACTTTTGTAGGCGGTTTGTCTGTAACTATTACATAGTGGGAGAGGACGGCAGCAGCAGCAATCGCACCTAAAGCTGCCCAGGCAAAGCCGCAGACTGCCCCTGCAATCCACGCTTGGCGGCGGTGCGCTGCGAGCATTGCATCTATCTCATCTTTATCCACCGTTCTTCTCCTTGAGTTTGGCTTCTATTGCACGGTAAAATTCTAAGGGCTTGTAGATAAGCTTGTCTTGGTTATAAATTCCATCAAGTTCCTTGTCCGTCAGACCGACCCACTCTTTCTTCTCTAGCTTTACCCGCAGGTCTGTAATCGTCAGACGCAACCGACCAATCTCTTGCAGGGCGCACTCATAGTGCTTTGGGCCAGCTTGTATGCACCCTGCGTAGTGTGTAGTCCCGTCACTCATTTCCCTTCCTCCTTCATAGCTGCCTCAACTCGACCAATGCAATCCCTCGCTGATATAGTCGTTTGCTGACAATCCGTTAGCCTGTCTGCGGCTGTTTTCAGTTCGTGCAACACCCATTTGATCTGCTCCCGCAGGGCGGCAACCTCCTCCCGATGCTCTTTACTGGCAATCTCATTGCCATCGAACCGGCGCTGCGTTTCTTTTTGTAGCTGCCCCCGCAGGGCGGCGTTCTCATCCAGCAACTTTTCAGCCCACGCCGTCACGCCGTCCTGCGCTGTTGCTAACTTTTGTTTATCAATCTCGCGACACATTTCTAGCACTCGTTTATCCACCGTTCTTCTCCCTAAAAGTCATTATCTGTAGGACACTTGTGCGGTGTCACTCTGATGCCGCAAGTGCAGATGTACTCTGACTGCGCTTTCCCCAAGAGTGCTTCCTCTGCGGCAATGCGTACTGTGCCGCATTTCCCGCCCATAGCGTCATGAACCTTAATTAACCGCGACAGGACATCCCGCAGGGCGGCGATTTCACGTTCAGCTTTAACCATCAAGTCAAAATACTCTGTGCCGAGTTCATAGTGTTTATCTGCCTTAGCTTTCTGTACCTCTACCTCCTGCCTAGCCGCTTCAAGTTTTACCCGCAAGAGCGCACTTGTAATGTTTCGGGACAGACTTTGCCTGTCAACTACGGCCGAGCAATTTTTCAACTGCTCCCGCAGAGCAACGAGTTCGCGCTCAAGGGTTTGTGCAAAAAAAATTGAAACGACTGTTGCTGCTGGAGCCGTTTCCCACTTTGCTTCGTCCGTCCTCGGTGTATCACTCATTTCCCCACCTCCTTTCCGCCGGTTTCCTCCGCATACCGTTTCATGGTTTCTAGGACGTTGGTATGTGCCGAATCGGTAGGAATGTAACCAGTAGTTAGTAAGTGCTTACTTCTATCTTTTAAATACTGGATAGCCGCTTCTCTTTTACGTTTGTTATATTCACTACTCATGTTTAATTTCCTCTCTAATAAGTCGTATGAACTCCAGCAAAGGCAGGGTGACTAGCCAACCCTTGCCATCACCCCGAAAAGCCACCACAGGCCGTTCTGATGCGTTCTGTAGCCCTTCTATGGACTCATCCATCCAGTCGTAGAGCAGTCCTATGCGTTTCCTGCGTTTAATTTCCCATCTATAAGGGGGAGTTGATATGTCAGATCCTTTATCTCGCTCCTGACCTAGTAACCGATTAACCTTGTAATTAAGATGATCAGTCAGGATTGCGGCTACTTCCCGTTCCCCTTCCTGGCCTCTTTGACGGTTACGTTTGCCTCTAGTTTTTGCATTTGAGATAATAGGTTTAGCCATAGGAACTCCCCTTACCCCGCACCTTGTTCACGCTCGGTGTCGGGGCTTTTTTTATTTAGATTGCAGCAGTTGACCTTCAAAGGCATAGGTTCCAATGTGGCCTAGCCGTACCCAGGGTGCTGCCCAGACCTTGCCGCCAGCCTTCCTCCAGATATTGCAGAAGTGGTAATCCTCTGACAGTAGCCTGTTGGTTCCTTCTTCAATGCTGGTAGCAAAGTATTCCATGATCTTGTCCTGCGCCTTGATGGTTCCACCAAGATCCATTACATCGTTGGAATAAGACGGTACGCGCTTGGATAGCTTCTCAAACACCTCGCGCTTGATGAGCATGAACCCTGTTCCCCCATTCCATATCTCTACAGGCTGGTTCATGGGAACGGTCACAGATCCGGTATAGCCCACCAGGTTGACCACAAAGCTGCCGGTATGGTGCTTCATGTTCTCTAGTGCTACGCCACTATCCACAGCGTATTTGACGGATGACCAGTTGATTTCTTTTTTAGGATAGATGCCGCAGATAATGTCTTTGTTGGCAGAAATCATGGGCGGTATATCCGTAGCTTCAAAACGTATGTCAGCATCCACAAACATCAGGTGTGTGCAGTCAGACTTCATGAAGGCATGGGCTAGGGCGTTCCTTGCGCGGGTGATGAGTGATTCGTTGAACATAAACGAATAGACAACATCCATATTCCCATGCGTAATCTTGGTGAGATTGATGAGTGCCTGGGCGTAATACCCGTAGCACAGTCCACCATACATGGGCGTAGCAAAGAACAGCTTTGGCTTCTTAGGTTGAGCAAGTACCTTCTTGGGCTTCTTAGGAGCCACCTTTTTAGTGATAGCCATTAGAACTTTCCTTTTTTAATCATATTGTTTATTTCCTTATGTCTTTGTTTATGACATGGCTGGCATAGCCAAATAACTTGTAATGGTTTATCGTAATCTTCATGGTGCGCTAAACTTTTTTCACTACCGCATCTTGAGCAAGAATTTTTAAGCAATCGTCCAGCAAGTATTTCTCTGCGAACAGCATTGTGGGCTTTTTGTCTGCGCTTATCTGCTGCTTTCCATGCTTTAGTAACTTCTACATTTTGTTTAATGCGATGAGCAAGTTTTGCTCTTTTCCTGTCATACGTTCTTATCCTTTCAAGATTATTGTTACGATGCTCAAGAACATCTTTTTTAGTACAAGTTTTACATTTATTTAAATGACCGTCACCCATCATTGCGTGTTTGTAAAACTCATCTAATGGCTTGACGGTCTTGCATTTAAAACACTCTTTAGAACGAGCCATGTTGTACTTTCTATGCGAGTAAGTACAACCATTATAGACCCGTTCTAATTAAAAGGTACATCCTGGTCATCCTGCTGTTTAACCTCACGCGGATACTGCTGCGTAGCCATTGGATTGACTGCCAGGCTGATGAGTTCACCGTAGGCTGAAGTACGCTTCCACGCGGAAAGTCTTATCAGTTTCCCGTTAGCCATGACCTCACCTTTAAAATCGGGTGCTTTCTCATTCCCTTTCTTGTCATTGCTAAAGAGTACGCCTTTGCCTTCTTCTGGAATCTTAGTTGCCATAGTTTTTCTTTCCTAATTTATCAATACCAATTGAAATTAACACTCCCTTTTTTGTTTCCACTATCCATCCTGCAATGCGGAGGAGTTCCCCGTTGTAGAACAGTTCGCCTTTCATGTCGGGGGATGCCTCATCAATCTTGTCGTGATTAGTGAACAGCACCCCCTTTCCATCTACTAATGATTTACTCTTGAAATCACTCATATTTATGCTTCTCCAGAGGCAGAGAACTTGGCATCAATTTCCTTGTAAATCTCGGTAGTGCGCTGAAGGCCAAAGCGCCTGAACACCGGAACGTTGATCAGCTTGAGTGCCTTGATTTTCTCTTGCTTGGCCTCCCACGCCAGTTTGCTGGCAATGATCTTGTCCACCACAATCATCAGCGCATCCAGCCATTCTTCTGGAGATCCGTAGATAACCGCATCCTTGCCTGGCAGGGAGAACGCCCATTCCTCTGGAGGCACGTCATTGGTCATGGTTGAGATGGATTCTTCTACCGGCACAGAGTCAGACTCCACCACTTCGATAGTTCCCATGTCGCGCTCTACGGGCTTTCTGACGGGTTCAAAGTCTTGCACCTCCTCGGGTGTATAGACACCGACTACACAGCCAGGGTAGACCGTCCTGATACCCTCAGAGATAACCCTAGCTCTCAACATGGCGCGGGGATAGTTCTTCCAGTTGTCCTTACCCGTCAAGCCGATCTTCCGCGCCTGCTCGAACGTCCAGGACAGGGTGATGCTGCCACCCTGCGCGTGAGAGAAAGTAGCCTTAACCTCGGCATCCGTATAAATATCCCAGTTGACCTTGCCACCCGCAGCCTGAAACCTGGCGAGCATGGCATCGGCTTTGAGTGCTGGCCTACCCTGAATGACGTGGTAGTCACGCGCTGCGATGGCAGGGTGCATCCCTTCAGCTTGGGCTATCAGCATGAGTGCTACCGCTTGCTCAGGTGTTTTCATGCCGAACAGACCGGACTTGGCAACCGCTACTGCCATGCGTTCAATGTCTGCAATGGGTACTAATGATGTAGTCATTTTAATTTGCCTTTGCTTTCTCAATTGCAATGTACGCGGCAGTTTCAGTACCACGCGAGATTGTGATAATCATGTCATCACCAAGGTGAATTGGAATGTCTAGCTGCGTAGTCAGATCATTAGCCTTTTTGAGTTCAACAAAAATATCATCCGTCATTGCTTTAGCCATTTTGTAGATGAGGTGCATGGGTGAACCTTCTGGAATCTCTAATACTTGATTACCCTTTTTTTCTGGAATCATTTTTAATCCTTTCTTTAAGATCTGATATTTCTACAATGGCCTCGGCAATCTCATGCTCTAGCCGGTTGATAGTCTGCGCTGCTGCCCACAATGTATGCGCTTTGGTTAGCACTCCCTCTTGCCTAGCCAAGTCGATACACGCCTCTGCTACCTTATTCATACCTTTGCCTTAAAAATAACAATAGCTGATGGAAATGGTGCGCTATTTTTATGCCCCCCAAACTTCAACCTACCGCGAATAAATATAAATTCACCTTTCGCGCAGTAGTCGTGCCACCACGCTGTATCTACTCTTGCTGGCAATAGGCATACAACCGTATGACCAAGTTGTGAAGTTTCATAGGCTTTTCTTACCCACTTACCTATCTCTCTACCGTAGGGCGGGTTCATCCAAACGCTTCCCGTCCATGCTTGTTTCAAACCGTCTTGCTCTTTAGAGTAAAAGGTTTTGCATTTAGCATTTTCTTCTGTAGCGCAAACGTCTAAAGTGAATTTGTGTTCCGCATCTAACGTATTAAAAAACTCTTGCGGGGTTGACCACATATCAGTATTACTAGAGAAGTGAACTTTATTCATCCATTGTCTTTCTTAACCTCAAATCATCTATATATAAATCTACAACTATTTTTGTAGCTGCTTCAAAACTAATTTGCATACTTTCCGCAACAGACATAATGTCCTTTACGAACGGAACTCCATGCCAAACGCGGCACAGTCTGCCCGTACCACCCTTAGCCTTACCTTCTGTCCTGACCAGAAGCAGAATCTCTAGTTCGCCCATCCTTCGTGCTACTTGATTAACATCTAAGCCAGTTCGCTCGGCAATGTCATAGATCGTGCCAGGCTTATCGAGCGCAGACATAATCAAAGATTGATGATCAACTGCAAGATCCGTAGCTTGTGCTGCTGCTGCATGGCTAGTATCAGGATCAGTTGACCGGACGCGGGGGAAGTTACTCGGAGTGCTACCGTAGAACAGTCTATGTAGGATGCTCATTTCAACAATTCCTCAAGTAAGAAAGAGCCGCTATTAACATCAAGGAAGCGCCTGTTGCCACCCCCAAAACCCAACCAAACATCATCGCCATTTCAAGTTCCCCCTTTCACCAAAAACCTACGACTGCCAGGAATGGTGCTGACAAACTGGTCATAGACTTTAGGCATACTGGTTTGGAAAGCCTTGGTATCGAACCGCTTGGATGCTGCGGCGGTTTTCCATGTGGCTAGAGTGTGCCCGTCTACTGTTTGGATCAGGCTAGTTTCACCCATATAACGCTGCACCCTACCCGTCAGATCTTCCTCTTGTTCCTCCAGGCGCTTGATGGTGTCCTTGATCTCGCGCAGTTTCTTGCAGACCATCTCTACATCAGTAGAGGCAACTTTGTAGCTGCCATCATCCTGTTTAAAGATTGCTCTCAAATCATCCGGATGAGAGGCTTCAGGTGGTGAGCGTGTCTGTATGTGCGCCCAGAGTGCGGCCTCTTGTTGGATCAGCGCATCCTTCATGCTTGCATCGACTTCAATCGGATAGATGCACAACTCCTGGCCGCCGAATAGGACGCAGAGTTTCACCATGTCTACGCCAAAGACTGCGGCTTCATGGATACATTGAGCGAGATCATTAACGGGTATCTTGGTGCTGCCATCATCACCAAACTTTCCACGCGCGTGTACGCTGTAATTCTTAATCTCATACAGGGTTTTGTTATCTTCTGAAACATAGTCAAAGTGTGAGCGCATCCAGGGGTGCATGGGATGAGTGCCTTCAATGTCCAGTTCCTTCAAGCGCACCTTCTCACGGTCTGCTACTGCTGCTGCGATTGGAGCCTGGAGCCTAAGCCCCCATTGCACATTCTCAAGGTGTCCAATATCTTCAATGGGCTTTTGTCCGGTCTTAATCAACCAGACTTCCGCATCACGACCTGCGGCAATCTTGCGAGCATCACCTGACCACATTGCGCTATTTCTATTCTCGGGGGAAAAGTCAGCCATGATTAATCTCCGTCTTTCATAGGTGAGCCATAGGTAGTGAGATTCTCTACAGGGCGGGGGCGAGGATCTTGATGGGGAAATGACTGCGCCTGGATGAAGTGGATGCCTTCTTTGGTGCAGGTTCCTGCAAACTCTTGACGCTCTACAGAGCAGAAAGGAAGTGCGGATTCGCCCGTCACGGGGCTGCGAATGTCCTTGCGAGCGCAGAGGCCGACAGAACTATCCAAGGGGGAGTTTGGATTGTCTTTGTAATGCTTACAGTTGATAC